GCCGCCTTGAAAGACGGACGAACCAGAGCTGAAAGTAGACGATGCCATCAGAAACGCGGTGCCGGCATGAATGTCAGGCAACGCTGGCTTGAGGAACTCGATGTCGTAGCTGGCCCACAGCTCACCGACAACGGCGCCACTCGCACTCGCGGGCATTCCGATAGTTGATATCTGGAAAATACCAACATCGTTAAACCGCTCATCATCCGTTCCTCCAGAGCTATTGCTAGCTTGGACATAGCGGATGGTAGTCGGCGACTCCTCACTCGCGCACTCAATCGGATGAATGAATGTCTTATCGGGGGTGTCGGCCGTAGTAAACTCGTGGTTGTCGATAGCGATCTGCGAGGCAAGAGGGGAAGCCTCAGCATCATACACAGTCGACATCATGACGGTACCCAACTCAACGGATGCTGAGTAATTGGTACTTCGCGTCTTGTACTCCAGAATCATGCCGCATAATCTATACTGCTCGAAGCAGTTAGCGACAGAGGAGCCCCACGGAAAGAGAACAGAAGCACCGCGCAGACCGGGCTGAATGCGATACACGGTAGTCGCAAACGCCTCAGATCCCAAAACGGTACCAATGAACTCCCTGTGGCGCACACGTGGCGGTCCGGTGTTTCCGAACTCAACATTCATGGCGCCCATATTTAGAGACCCTAGGTTAGTGACGCCACCGTTCGCGGCGTGCGTCATATTGGCGGCACGCGCACGAGCGCGATAGTCGCCGGATCCCGTGATCAGGTCGAAGATGCTTTTTCCTGCATCAACGATACCTCCCACAGTACCCCCCACTTTGCCTCCCGCGCTGCCAAAGAGCCCACCCAGGCCGCTGCCGAGATCGGAGAAGTATCCGCCTCGGCCTTTGACACGCATAAACCGGTTTGGTACGTAGTCCCCGTTGCCGGTGACAATAACCTTGCCGGTGGGTCTGGCGCGAACTTTACGCGCCAGTTTTGTGGCCAACACATTGGCCACCCTCTTCACCACCTTCTTCTCAGCCTTCTTCACCCTTTTGGGGGGCATAGTGAAGGGGAGAGGCGGGGCAAAGAATCGGTTCAGATGAATGAACCGCGTAATACAGGGGTCGAAAAGCGCTAGCTAGGGCAATTCAACAAATGGTAACTGGGCTCACGAAGTCCAGCTTGGATCTTGCACAGGGCTATTTGGGACACACAAGTGGGCTCGAATCTTGCGGCCCACTGTGTTCCAGCCCTCCTACCACGAAGTAGGTCCGCAGTCAGGTGCGGTGTGCAGTCCTCCTGCTCATATTATCTCGGCCGCCATTTCAGAACGAATGGCAGTTCGGACCTGGTCCTCAGAATCTCAATTGTGACTGAAGTGGTTCACACTAGATGCCCTATCGCTAATTCAGTGGTAATGTTTATCTAATGGTGCTAACATTAGGGTGTGGCAAGGGGCCCGGCGAGCCGAGTCTCGGACGTGTCACCACGTACGTAACATCCCCCCCTCCACACCAACTACAGTACCACTGAATGTCCCGAAGGCATCAGTTTTCCCACAACCGGATAACCGGTTTTCAGTCACGCAACCAGCTTAGTTGCATGAGCGCCGAGCCTTGGAACTCGGTATCTAGGTCTTTCCCAGGTGGGGCTCATAGCCGCCTCCCTAGGACCAGGTGTGATATCTCTTACATTGACAAGAGCGCAGTGCGCTCCGCCTCTGTACTCGGCTCTACTACACCTTCAGAGTCGAACATAGCGAACCAGCCTCCTGTCGTTGCCGGTGTGACAAATGAGTCAACGACCGGTAGAGGCTTGGAGCCAGCTCGCATGAAAGCGACGGTGTCAGCGAAAGAATTCGCTAACGGAGGGGTTTCATCCACAGGCTCGTACTCCTGCACCTCGCCAGACTTAGCCACGCCGTCCACCGCCATTGCGTGGAACAGGGGCTCATAGTCAACAATCGCCGGAAGCGACGTGACCGAGCAGAGGAGAGTGTTGTAATCAGTCTCCTGTGCCTCCGAGAGGCCATAAACGAGATTGACCATGTGCCAAGTCTCGTCGCAAGCTGTATGCACTTCTGACGCATGTGCGTTGTGCAATGAAGCTCGCTTCATCTCCCGTGTCATGACAGCCTGCGCCTCTTGTGAGAGCAGGTGACAGCGCAGCCAGGTTCTTCTCAGGAACGGGACGAACGCACAATCACGCACACGCGAGATAGAGTCCGCCTTAACCATTCCGAGGCCCTTGCCTTCCGGTGGATTGACATACCACCCGCCGCGGCCGATTCCTCGGCCAATACCAGGTGCGAGCACCGTCTTCCCGCCTGTCACGGGATAGAAACGTTGGGAGCAAAACGACGCATGATATTTGGCGTCGTCGCCCTTATGCAGCTTTGGCTCGAGATCCAACCCGAGCGCCTTGAGGAGAGCCTTCAACGGCAGCTTCTCAATAAACGCTAGGTCCCCGATGAGCAAATTATCATCGCCCAGGGCCGGGAGTGTGAGAGAATGCTTC